AAGAGGGCTGATGGTAAGAGGTTGACCGGGATATTCGCAGGGATCTTTTACACGCACGCAGAAGATTACCTCAACTATCAGACCAACAATAGCTGGCGTGGTATCTGGATGCTCAACGAGGTGAAGGACGGTGAGTTTGATGAGATGCCGATTAGCCTAGACTACCTAGCTAGGACCTATATGGATGAAGATGAGGTATGCGACTAATGGACAACATCCGCTGGTTAAAAAAACAGGAAAAGCCAACGTCAGGCATGACCTTGACCAGAGTATTTTGTGATGATTGCGGGACCGGCCTAGAGTATTGGCTAAGTAAAGAGCAGGACACAGCATATGGACTTTGCCCTGCCTGCCACCTAGGGGCTCCAATTGAAGTTAGTTGGTCAGAGCAGATACAAGATGACCAATAGTGGTATAATCCAGCCATGAGCAAATTTATCATTGGCAGTGACCTTAGCGACGCGGACCTAGAACTTGTGCAAGAACTAGCTCAGGCGCTCTATGATCGCGACCAGCTACTGCTTGATGATGTGATACACCTATGTAGACAACGACTGGAAAGGGCCTGCAGATGTTTTCAGAGCCCTTGTATATGTGAAGAATGAGACCAACAATATTTACTGATGAGCTTTCGAGCACCATCTGCCGCAGACTAGCACTGGGTGAAAGCGCCCGACAGATCTGCCGTGATGACTCTATGCCTGTGATAAGTACGTTGATGAAGTGGGTAACAGACCCTGACAAGAAAGAGTTTTCGGAACAGTACGCGAGGGCTAGAGACTTTCAGGCTGATTACTATTTTGATGAGATCGTAGATATCGCTGATGAGCTGGGCGATGAGTCTGACTCTAATCAAATCAACCGAGCAAAACTTAGGATAGATTCACGCAAGTGGAAGGTAGCTAGAATGTCACCGCGCAAGTATGGAGACAAACAGCAAATTGATCACACGTCATCTGACGAGTCGTTCAAGCCTACCGTTATCAAACTTGTAGCTGAGCCCCTATCCGATGAGCCAAGCTGAGATATCCCTGCCACCCAAGATCGTAGACCTTTTCAGTGGAGAGGCTCGGTACAGGTGCGCCTACGGTGGCCGAGGGTCCGCCAAGACTAGATCGTTTGCGTTGATGACTGCGGTCCGTGGTTACCAGTGGGGGATGGAAGGCAAGCAGGGCCAGATCCTATGTGCTCGAGAACACCTAAACTCTCTGGATGAATCCTCTCTGGAGGAGGTCAAGTCTGCCATACGCAGTGTTCCTTGGCTTGCCGCCTATTACGAGATGGGCGAGAAGTACATCAGGTCTAAGGACGGCAACATTAGCTATGTGTTTGCCGGGTTGCGCAGAAACCTAGATAGCATCAAATCCAAAGCTAGAATTATCCTGTGCTGGGTTGATGAGGCCGAGGGAGTATCTGATACCGCTTGGCAGAAGCTAATACCTACCGTGCGGGAAGAGGACTCTGAGATCTGGGTCACATGGAACCCTGAGACAAAGCACTCTGCAACGCATAGGCGGTTTAGATTAAGCCCGCCAGAGTCCATGCGAATATCTGAGATCAACTGGCGAGACAACCCATTCTTTCCGGAGGTTTTAGAGACTGAGCGGCTAGAGGATAAAAAGAACAGACCCGATCTTTATGATCACATCTGGGAAGGTCAGATGCTGGTCCACGCTGACGGTGCGTATTATGCCATAGAGATGCGTGAGGCCACGGCGCAGTCTAGAATTACCAATGTGCCGTACGACCGCTCTGTTGGCGTTGTAACGGCTTGGGATCTCGGGGTAGGTGATTCTACCTCTATATGGTTTGCGCAGTTTGTAGGGGCTGAGGTGCGCCTTATAGACTATTATGAATGCAGTGGTGTAGGTCTGGACCATTATGCTCGCATATTGAACGAAAGGGGCTACGTCTACGAGAACCATATTCTGCCGCACGATGTGAGGGTACGAGAGCTTGGCACAGGAAAGTCTCGACTTGAAACTCTAGATGCTCTGGGGGTGCGCCCGGTGACAATAGCGCCGCAACTTAATGTTGATGATGGCATACAAGCTGTGCGGTCCTTGATTCCCCGGTGTTGGTTTGATGAGGCTAAATGCGAGCGCGGTGTAGATGCGCTGAGACAGTACAGGCGTGATTATGATGACAAGGGAATGACGTGGAGGGGTCGGCCTTTGCATGACTGGACAAGCCACTGTGCGGACGCTTTAAGGTACTTGGCGATAGGCTACAGGGCTACGTCTAACTGGGACGCTCCAATCCGTAGGAACCTTCAGGGAATCGTTTAAAACGTGATATAATCGGCCATCTTTAAACAATTTTGAGATGAGCGGTATGTCGAGAAGAATCAAAGGTATCATAGACTTTGTTGCTGAAACCCTAAAAAACCCCAAATATGATAGGGAAGAGTTTGATCCTAGATTCTATCCAGCCGGCACTGTCCGGGTTAAGGATGCTCCCGAATACCGTCCTAATGTAATCGACACAGGCACTATGATCCCTCAAGAGCGCATTGCTCTACAAGACCTAGAGGGTAGGCCATACCTTACAACAATGTCTGACAGAACTGCCGCTGGCGGTATACTTGAGGGTATTGGCAACCAACCTATCGCTCACCCTATCCGCTTAACTGGCGGCCAAGACTATATGCGTGATGACACTGGTGAGCTGTGGGCTTCTGGTGTAGGCGTTGTTCCTAATATGGTAAAAGCCGCGTCTGAAATAAAAGATCAATACGGCTCATCTCCTGTCTTTATGCCTTGGCGAATGTCCCCAAGTGGCGGTGACTTTGCTCACATGACTGGGCAAACCATGCTTTCATGGGCGTCAGCCAATATGCCCAAAGGCGTCAAGAAGCAACTAGATTCTGAGATGAAACTATTTGTGCCAGACTGGGCTGGGGTAGATGACCCTAAAAGCTTGGCGCAATACGGATCTTTGCCTGATAAGCAACGCAAGCAAGCTATGAACATGATGGACAAGAATTTCCGCAATCAGGGCGGCATCTCGCAGACTCAGGCCAGACTAGCAGTTTCTGACCAGTCGCAGTTGCTGTCTCCTGTTAGCGGGTTTCAGAATGTCGGTGAAATAGATTTGCAACGTGGTGTTCTCGAGGGTGGCGGCAACCCAACCTACCCTTCTGGCTTAGCTGGCGAATATTCTGGAACTCTTGACACTGACGTCACCGCGATGGACCTCAATCCTCAGAGATTTGCTAGAGCAAGAAAGAAAGATGGTAGCTTTGATTCCGGGCCACAAGGACCAGACTATCTGTCTACCAAAGATGCGCCAAGAAGGGCTATGGAAGTTGGTTACTATGGCGGCTTGATTGATGAGCCACTATTGCGCAGGCTGAGTGACGAAGGCTTTAAAATTAATAGCGGGATTTTACCCGGTATTGCGACCGCTGGCGTTGCTGGCGCGTCTCTGCTTGGAAGTGAAGAGGCAGACGCTGGTCCTGCTGGATTACTGCGCAACGTATTCCCTGCACCTCAGAGAATGTTTGACCCTGATGATAAGGCATACAAGCCATTTCTAGAGTCGTTCGGGCAGACCCCCGGAGGCAGATACTTAGAGATGGGACCTGATGGGCCAAAAGACATTACCGGGGAATACCCGGAGAGCGCACAGCTAGGCGTTGGCCCTGATGGAAAGCCAAAGTTTCAGGTAGCGCCTACGCAAGCTACAAACATCCCTGACGCAAAAGGACCCGGACGAAAAATTAAAACAAATCTAGCAAAGAAAAAGACAGGCTGGAAATGGACTCAGGCTCCTGAAGGTTATGATCCAGACCCAGATGGCGGCTTCCCAATTGTCTCTGTCAATGACGGAAAGGACCACTACTACACGTTAAACACTGATTTCCCTGAAGGTGTGGAGCTGGCTAGGTATCCTAATGAAGCCAGTGAGCCTAGACTCAAGCCCACAAGAAAGGGCTACGTAAACCTAGGTGAGAAGGTTGGCGAGATCGAGATGCGAGGCAAAAAGCATCCGGTGTATGACAACATAACAATACGTCAGGCCGCCCCGGTCGCTATGGCAGGACTGCTCGGTGCAGGAATGAGCGAAGATGCTGACGCAAGCATTGTAGGGGTGTTCTCAAAACTTGGTGCAAGCCGTGCAGACTTAAAAGGCATGGCTACAAAAATGGAAGCAGAGGGATTGTCACCAAAAGAAATTATCGAAAAGACTGGTTGGTATAAAGGGGCGCAAGATGGCAAGTGGCGCACAGAGCTACCAAACACTAACACAAAAATAAATTTGCCAGATGTGGATTTTGCCAAGACGGATAAGACAAAAATCGTAAAGAGGCTTGATGAGATTGTTGATGATCCTGAGTTGTTATCGCAATATGATGTTGACGTACAAGATGTAGATTCAGGATTTAATCTCGGCGAAGCTGATTTTGCTGATGCCGAATCTAGGTATGGCTTTAGAAGTGTTGGCGAACTTGGAAAAACCCGAGTAGTTTTCGACAGCCAGTTGCCACCGGGAGAAGGATACTTTGATGGTTCAACAATCACTGTCAGCGCTCTTAGCTCTCCGCAAGAACAGCGTGCAGCAATCCTGCATGAGTTACAGCACGTCATCCAGAAAAGGGAGAATTTTGCAGAAGGCGCTAACGCTAAACTGTTTGAGAACGACAAGTTTTATTCTGACCGTTGGACTGAAAGTGCTGAGAAAAAGTTAGAAAAGCTGGATGAGGCATATCTTGAAAAAGATGAATACGGGTTCTCTACTTTAAGTGGAGAAGATAGAGAGAAGCGGGACCTGCTACGCCTAGCTAAGATGAAGGCTGATCGGTTTAGAGAGGAAAGCGCAAAAGCGGGCACTGAAAATCCTTTTAATATGTATCTAGCTTCCACAGGAGAGGTAGAAGCACGCAACGTCGAGTTACGCGACAGGGCCATGAGCCCCACTGGATTGCGCGCAGTAGCGCCATTTGAGACTGAGTCAGTGCCATCGTCGAACCAGATATTCCGCCCGGAAGACGATCCAGTTGCAAGTTTCGAGGATGTGGTTGATACCCGATATAATTTTTATAGGAAACCAGATGTCAGAGCATCGGAAAGGAGCCGGTTTGAAGGTCTTATGCGAGAAGAAGACAGGCTTCGTGAGATGAGGTCATCTTCGTTTGGCAAGGTGTCGCCAGAGCTGGCCGCATATAGACGCTCTCAGATTTTGCCGAGTATTGCGGAGATGGGTATGGGGGCCTTTGATAGCGCGGTTGACACAATCGACTTTTTGTCGCAAATACCTAGCTCCAGATACACCGGGAGAATGTCAGAACGCACACCTTTAAGGGACTCGTTGGGCGGTCTATTGGATTACAACTTCATGGATGAGAGAGATCGTAAGGCGATAGAAGAGGCGCGGTTGATAGGCAGTTTGTTAGGACCTATTTAATCACTCATACATTTACAGCGCTGAGATGAAAAAAATGTTAAAATCGGGCATTGACTGGAGATACTATGGCACTTAACAATTACTCGGATCTGAAGGCAACGGTTGCTGATTACCTGAACAGGGATGATCTAACAAACCAGATATCAGATTTTATCGATTTGGCGCAAAAACGCTTGGCTAAAAGGTTCCGTGATGTTGGAACAATTAGCTCAGCGAATCCGACAACGCCATTCTTTCTAAAGTATCAGGACGCTTACATATACGGCTCTCTAATGGAAGCAGAGCCGTTTCTGGGGGCAGATGAGCGCGTACAGCTATGGACGGGTCTATATGATCGCGCAGTAGCTGAAATACGCATTCCTGATACAAACTCAAACCTTTCTAGCTACTCAGGATTACAGGCCGCAGTTAGTGATTGGTTGGACCGCCCCGACATTGACGGTTCCATACCCTCGTTCATTAATCTGGCAGAATCTAAGCTCAAAAGAAAGTTTAAGGGAATCACAAATCTTTCCTCCACAAACACTGTAAACAGCTTTCTAACGTCCTATCCTGATGTGTATTTGTACGGCGCACTCATAGAGGCCGAGTCATATCTTAAAGATGACGCTCGTATTCCGTTATGGGCTAGCATGTATGACAGCTCGGTGGCTAGTGTTCGCATCCCTGATACAAACTCAGATTTGTCTGATTACGCAGGACTGCAAGCTACAATCAGTGATTGGTTAGACAGACCGGACATTGATGGTTCAGTTCCATCTTTTATTGAGTTGGCAGAATCCAAGCTCAAGAGAAGGTTTAAAGGAATAACCACGCTCACCGATTCAAACACTACAAACTATTTTCTAACCTCTTACCCGGATGCTTACTTGTACGGGGCGCTCGTAGAAGCTGAGTCATATCTCAAGGATGATGTTCGTATTCCCCTGTGGACAGGCCTATATGAGCGAGCAGTAGCCGAGATTCGCATTCCCGACACCAGCTCAAACCTGTCTAATTATTCAGGATTAAAAGCCGCAATAAGCGACTGGTTGGATAGACCGGATATTGATAACTCGATACCTTCCTTTATCGAGCTGGCAGAGTCTAGGCTTAAAAGGAAATTTAGGGGAGTCTCTACACTTTCTGACTCAAACACCAGCAACGATTTTCTAGCGTCTTATCCGGATGCCTATTTATACGGCTCCCTAATAGAAGCTGAAGCATACCTTAAAGATGATGCTCGCATTCCCGTTTGGTCTGCTCTGTATGACCAGTCTGTTGCCGAGATTCGGATTCCTGACACAAACGCAAATCTTTCTAATTATGCGGGATTGAAAGCAGCAATCAGTGACTGGCTTGACCGGCCAGACATTGATAACTCAATACCTGCTTTCATTGAATTGGCGGAGTCCAAGCTTAAACGAAAGTTTAAAGGGATAACTGCGCTTTCTGATTCCAACACCAGCAACAGTTTTTTGACTTCTTACCCAGATGCCTATCTGTATGGCTCTCTGGTGGAGGCTGAAGGATACCTGAAGGATGACGTTCGCATTCCTTTGTGGGCAGGCTTGTACGATCAAGCAGTGGCTGGAATACGAATACCCGACACAAGCTCAGATCTTTCTAACTACGCAGGGTTGAAAGCGGCAATCAGTGATTGGCTGGATCGTCCAGATATCGACGATTCAATACCTTCTTTTATTGAACTAGCAGAATCTAAGCTGAAGAGAAAGTTTCAGGGAATAGTCGGGCTTTCTGA